TTCTTTGTTTCATCGGCTCGATATACTCCGTTTCAGATTCGTTAAGTGTTTTTTTAACAATATAACCTTGTCTTTCTTTAACGATTTCATAGGTATTACCATCGGCCAAACCAATTTTATATTCGCTTGATTGTGTTTCATTAATGTTTTGTGGAATATTTTCATTATAACGAGCAATTTCCATTATTCGTCTAATTTTATCCATTCCTTGAAGTTTCTCACTTCCGATAGGTCTAAATCCTGCCATATTTTATTTATTTAATGTGAGTTATTTTTTCTTAATAAATATACCGATAAATATAATTATTTCAATTAATGTTTTTTTATTGTTTCATGGATAGTTTTTTGTCGATAATTTCAGTCGGTAATTCATACAATTTTTCAACATATCCGTTTCTTCTTAGTAATTTGAATACCAAATTTTCTATCGACATTTCACCATTTTTTTCTAAACCACAGTTTCTGAAGTTTTTTAATTTTTCTTTGTATTTTTTTACAATACTTTTAATTTCTTCGGGATCCTCATCTTCGATGTTATTAACAACGCCATCAATAATTCTCATCCATTGTTTGGCCTTTTCCTTTATTAGTTCTTTATCAATAGTTTCTTTATTTAGTTTTTTAGGTTCATTCATCCACATATCATAAAGAATAGAATAAATACCGCTACTAAAAGTTGTCTCGTCTTCTTTTTGAACGAAACATTCAACATCATACCCAAACATTTTAATATTGTGTCTTTGATTAAAAATCACTTTTTTCAAATCAAAAAATTCAAGGTATAGATCTCTACTATTTTCAGGGAATTGATTAAAGTTAACCACAATGTGTAAATCAATATCAGAAAATTTTGACCAATTATAATTAACTAATGAACCGATCATAATAATATCAGTAATTATTACGTCAACACCTAAAAAATCGATGAAGATATTTGCCGTTTCCAAAAGTTTTTCTCTAACTTCAGGTCTCATCGTATATGACTTACCATCTTTTTCCCAAATCTTTGGGTTTAGTTCGTCTTGAGATTCAAAACTTTTTAAAATATCAGAAGTATCCATACAGATAAATACTTTCTAATTATAGTTTCTTATATGTGTGGGCTTTAGAAATGTTTTTATTAAAAAAATTCCCTTGTGATTCCGCCATTCTAAATTGAGTGTAAGTTTGATGTGGAACATCACTATATTCATATCTTACTCCGTTTTTAAACTCCGCAATCATTTTTTTTGTTAATGTATCATATTGTGTTCTTACAATATTTGATGATTGAACTTCGTTTAAAATTGTAGTTCCGCTAATTATTTCACTTGTTATTGCCATCTGGTTCTCTTAATGGGGTTATGTCATCTATGTGACGAAGTTTATCCATAATATAATAATGAACTTCGGTTCCGTCAACATTAAAACCATAATCTCTAATTGTTTGGTCTATTTCCCGAACCAATGGTTGGATGCTTCTGTGATAAAACATTAATTCTTCAGGATAATACGGAGGTTTTTCAATATCCTTTTGTGTCCACCCTTCTTTTTGAAAAAATTTTCTAATTTTTAAATAAGTTTTTTCTAACTCTTTTGTTAGTTCCAAAGATTCGGCAAATTTTCTCCATGACTCCATAGCTATAAATATACGAAACAAAAAAATCCACCATAAAGGTGGATTTTGTTATTTAAGAGATCTTATTTTGTCTCGATATTCTATCGCCTTTTCAAAGTCTTGGTTTCGAATACATTCGTCCAACTTAATTTTTAACTTTGATAACTCTTCTTTGTTCTTTTCTAACTTTTTAATTTCATCTCTTAAATTTACAGCTTCTTCAAAATTTTCTTCTTTAATTGCCAAGTTTAATTTTTCTTTTAATACATATAATTCATCTGACGGTTTTGGATTATTAAAATTTCTTGTCATATAAGACATAGAATACAAACCATCTGGTGATCTATAAGTATTTTTAGTCCAGTTTTTATCATCAAATGATGAAGAAAAAAATTCATTAAATAATTTATCAAATTCGTTCCAATTAAACATTTTTTATTATTTTATAGGTTTATTTTGGTTTTTCTTATATGAAAAATTATACCAATTAATATTATATGACAAATTGTCAGTAAAACACAAATTTTTTATAAATCAAACTGACATAAAGACAATATTGGACTTTTTATTTTATTAATATTATTATTTATTAAAAAAAGTTATGTTAGAATTTATGGATGAAGGAAATGACAAATCAAAGAAAAAATCTGATAGCGGGACTCCTGTATTAGATAATTTTAGTAAAGACTTAAATAAGTTAGCACAAGACGGGAAATTAGATCCTGTAATTGGAAGACAAAAAGAAATTTTTAGAATCGCTCAGATTTTATCTCGAAGAAAGAAAAATAACCCAATTATTATTGGTGAACCAGGTGCAGGAAAGACAGCAATTGTGGAGGGTCTTGCAATGATGATTCACAACGGTGAATGTCCAAAAAATTTAATGGATAAAAGAATCGTATCTTTAGATTTAAATTCATTAGTTGCAGGAACAAAATATAGAGGTCAATTCGAGGAACGAATGAAAGTTATTATTGAAGAATTACAAGCAACTCCAAACATCATTTTATTTATTGATGAAATTCACACTATGGTTGGTGCAGGAAATAGTTCAGGTTCTTTAGATGCGTCAAACATTTTAAAACCAGCATTATCAAGAGGAGATATTCAATGTGTTGGAGCAACAACTTTGGATGAATATAGAAAACACTTTGAGAAAGATGGTGCGTTAGATCGAAGATTTCAAAAGGTTATTGTTGATCCATCTTCAAAGGAGGAAACATTTGAAATTTTAAAAATGAGTAAATCAAAATATGAAGATCACCACAAAGTGACTTATGATGATAAAACTCTTTGGATATTTGTTGAGTTAGCTGATCGATATATTACAGATCGTGAGTTTCCTGATAAAGCATTTGATATTTTGGATGAGGTTGGATCAAGAATGCAAATTGACATCAAATTACCTGAAGAAATTGAAAAATTAAAGGACGAAGCAAACGCCATCAAACAAGAAAAAATGAATGTTATTAAACAACAAAAATATGAGTTGGCCGCTGAGTTAAGAGATAGAGAACGTAATGTTTTATCAAAGTTGGATTCAGAAAGAAAGAAGTTTGAAGAAAGTTTATTGAATAGTAAAAGAAGTATTCCTGAAGATTTAATTTATGAAGTGGTTTCCAACATGACCAAAATTCCAATTTCCAATATTAATTTGGACGAAAGAAATTCGTTAATTAACTTAAATGAAAGTTTAAATTCAAAGGTTATTGGTCAAGAAGAGGCAGTAAATAAAATTTCAAAAGCAATTAGAAGAAATAGAATTGGAATCAAAGATCCAAATAAACCGATCGGTTCATTTATTTTCTTGGGATCTACGGGTGTTGGTAAAACATATTTGGCAAAACAATTGGCAAAAGAAATCTTTGGTAGTGAAGACAATATGATTCGTGTAGATATGAGTGAATACCAAGAAAAACACACCATTTCTCGTTTGATTGGATCTCCTCCAGGATATGTTGGTCACGATGAAGGTGGTCAATTAACAGAACAAGTTAAAAACAAACCTTATTCTGTGGTATTGTTTGATGAGATTGAAAAAGCTCACAAAGACATCTTCTCAACACTTCTTCAGTTGTTAGATGATGGTCATATTACAGATTCATTGGGTCGTAAAATTAACTTCAAAAATTGTTTAATTATTATGACTTCCAACATTGGGGTTAAAAAATTACAAGACTTTGGAACTGGTATGGGATTCCAACCTCTAAAAAGTGATGTCGTTAAAGAAGAAGAAAAACAAGATGTGCTGAAAAAAGAAATGAAAAAGTTCTTCTCACCTGAGTTTTTAAATAGAATTGATGATGTTGTAATTTTTAACTCTTTAGAAAAACCACACATTGACGTTATTACCAAGTTAGAGATTGACAAATTATTAAAAAGAGTTTCAGAAAAAAAATACTATTTTTCTTATGAACAAGATTTGGTTGATTATTTGTCAAAAGTTGGTTTTGACGAAACTTTTGGGGCAAGACCTATCAAAAGAGCAATTCAAAATAAAATTGAAGATTTAATTTCTGAAAAAATCTTAATGACGGAAATTGAAGAAGACAAAGAATATGTTTTGAAAGTGGAAAATGATGATGTTATTGTTGGATTAAAGGAAGAAAAACCAAAAAGAGGTAGAAAAAAGAAAGAATAATTTTTTTTATTAACAATTATTCAACTATCTTTGTAAAAACAATTAAAAATGAATCTAAATAAATTTAAAGAACTCTTATCTGTCCCAACCAAGACTTATAAGGAAAGTAAAATGGTAGAGTATTTAATTTCTACCATTGGGGATATGGATGGAGTTACTTTAACTTGTGACGAACATAATAACATATATGCAACCAAAGGAACATTAGATGAAGGTGAATTTTATCCAATGTTTATTTCCCACACCGATACGGTTCATGATCTTATCGATGAAATAATTGTTAAAGAAGAATATCTTATTCGTCCATTTACATTTGGAAAAGATTTTGGAAGGGATCAAGTTTTATGTTTAAAGGCATATGATAAAGACGATAACCCAACAGGAATTGGTGGCGATGACAAATGTGGAATTTATATTTGTTTGGAACTTCTTTCTCAATTAGATAAAGTTAAAGTTGCGTTTTTTGTTTCAGAAGAAACAGGTTGCCATGGATCAAAATTGGTGGATAAAGAGTTTTTAAAAGATGTTGGTTATTGCGTTCAATACGACGCTCCTGGTGACCACCTGATCTCTTATAGTTGTTTTGGAACAGTATTGTTTGACACAGAAGGGGAGTTCTTCAAAACGGCAATTCAATCAATCACCAATTCATTTAAAAATGAAATGTTGGTCCAATCACATCCATATACGGATATTATGATGATCAAACAAAAGTCAGATTTTTCTTGTATTAACATATCTTGCGGTTATTACAACATGCATAGCCCAAGTGAATTTGTTTGTATTGATGATGTTTCAAGAGCAATCGATGCTGGTTTAAACTTGGTTAAAGATCTTGAATTTAAAAAATATGAATTCAAATATATAACACAAAAACCAATATTTAAAAAATCAATTCTATTTGAGGATGATGCTGAAGATGATGATATATACCAAGAAGAAATTCATCAATTAGAGACAATCGACGTTATTGAAGAAAAAGATGGAATTATAATTTCTGAACCATACGATTATAACCAATTATTTATTAATGATGATGATGGTCAGAAATTATACGAAATTTTAAAAGAACGTTATCGTCTTAATTGACCAGGTAGGATTCTATACTCAGTCGGGCTAAATAAACCTGGCTGAGTTGCTATTGCAATTACTTCATCAGGAGTTGATAAACCGTATTTTCGATCACCAAAATAACTATTTGATCCCACAATATATTTAACTTTTAAAGTTTCGGGATCGACCTCGTCAACTTTAATTCTCAAACCTCTTTGACCTGGTATTTCTAAACCACTAGTATTAAAAAGACCTAACGAACTAAGTTTATTCATAGTTTTTGTATATTCAGGTGAAAGTTCTTCTTGAGCTCTTTCTATATATTCATCAATCAAATTGACTAATTTTTCACAAGATTGAGATTCAAAGATTTCGTTATCCATAACTTGATATTCCATCTCGTAATATTCAGGAAGACTATGTCTAAATTTTCTATATATTTTATCTATCATTACATCAAGAGCATTTCCATCAAATTCACCATCTTCAATAAATAACTGTACCAGATTACCCCAACTTATAAAGTATAATCCAAAACACCACTTACCCCACTTCTCAACCCCAAATTCACTAAGTGTATTACAATATGCGTTTTCTATCTCCTTTTTAGCCCCTTCTTCAGTTGCATTTGCTTTAGCAGAACATATAATCTCATCCATTTCATCACCAATATTTTTAAAATATTTGTCTAATACACTTGTGATATCCCCTTCACCATCAATTCTACTACCATCTTCTTTGATATAATCAACAAGGTTAGGTGCAATTATTTTAAGTAATTCTCTTAGTCTGATGTTCGCTTCACTACAAAGATAACCTAAAGTATATCCTTCACGCCAATCATCATACGCTCGATCTTGACACTCATTATAAAAATCCCAAGAACCATAATACATTCGATCATAGTTAACCGCATCCCACTCACCATCAGTTCCTTCTTCAAACGCAGGGTAATGAAAAAATTTTAAAAATTGTTCTAAATCATCAAAGTCGAATAACAAACCATCAGGTTTAATCTGAACTTTATTTAAGTCAATTTTGTAATCACTACTTTTGAATTCGACATCGTTCGGATCTAACTTTCGTTTATTCAAAAGAAGGATTTTTTGAAAGTCCGTCATTTCATTAACATCATTTTCTATAAGAAGTCTTTTTTTCATATATTTATAAATATATTGAATAATATAAATCTTTGTATTATATTTGTATAGAAGTTATTTGACATACACCATAATGATATATGGGCCTATATTGGAATTGACGGGCGTTGGTTGAATAAAAGAAGCATGTCGGGTCTGAATTAAACTCGTTAAAAACTGGTTCAAAACACAACTGGCAATGTGCTAAACAAAATGGAAACTCTTGGTTTACTAAGAGGTTCTGAAGTTACTGTAGCTTAAGAAGTTTACGGAAACGCGAGCCGGTTCACATACGCTCAGGAACAGAAGTGATGAAGGTGAAATACAACTGAACCATAAATCGAGTTGTCTATTGGTTTTTAATTTACGATAGTGAAGAACAAATTAAACTTGTTTTTGATCAAGTAAAAATCAAATATTTTGGGGTATTAGAAAATACCATCCTAAACATGTAGTCGTCTTTTAAACAAGACGAGCCGGACGAGGGAGTCGGAGCCCTCTAGGTCCACCAACTGATCCCACTATTTAATTATGGTGGGATTTTTTTTGTTTATTTTTTTGTGGATACTTGGTTTTTTCTGTGGATACGGACTATTTATAAATAAAAGAATATGAGACAAAGAAAAAAAGAATTAACAATATGTTCTAATCCATCTTGTGGTATTGAGTTCTTGAAAGATAAATCTGAGATAGTTAGAAACAAAAAAATTGGTAGAAAAAACTATTGTTCGAGAAAATGTTGTGGTATTGATAATCATTCACATCTTAATAATTATGTTGAGGAGAATGTAAAATATATTTTACCTTTTACTAAAGGTCGTAGAGATCAATTTACAGGACTTAGAGAACATTTCAGGAGAGTAAAAAAAAGACATCATGAATATAACATAGATTTACAGGATCTTTTAGATCAATGGGAAATACAGAGTGGTGTTTGTGTTTATAGTGGTGTAAAATTAGTTCACCCTAATGAAGATGGTAACAATATCAATACAGCATCTTTAGATAGAATTGATAGTAATTTAGGATATGTGAAAGGAAATATACAATTTATAAGTATGTCCTGTAATTATGCCAAAAACAACATGACTCATACTGAAATGTTGAGGTTTATTGATTTAATTTATGAATCAGTAAAAACAAAAAAAAGGGACAAATTGTCCCTGAATTTTTTACCGGTGGCTCCATTTAAAGAAACGCTGAGATTACACGTTTAAGTGAGGTATCTTTCGAGTCATTATTGTTTCTACTCTTATCCACTTTCTTTTGGAAAGTAACCCTCAGTGTTGGTTATTTAGGTAAACCACTCCTTGAGATCTTATCTACTCTCTTACTACTCAACTCTCTTCGAGAATGCCTCCCCAATTAGTCCTTGCGGGACTAGAGATCTTTGGTAAAAATACACTCGGTCTTGGGAACCTAATGTGCCACGGACAGCCCGTGACTAAGTAAACACCTTTCAACAAGATCTGATGGACACTTTTCCTTATTTATAATTAATTGTTTAATAATAATTAAGTTTTGTGTAGTGGATTATCGAAGTTGTGGTCCACCCTAAGCTTCGTTATCTTTTGAACAACGAAATACTAAACAACTCCGTGAAATGTCCCCATTTCCATATTTCAAGACTACTTCGAAACTAACCTCTTGGTAGAAGTTGGTCAAGGTTAATAACGACACCACTCGTACACTAACATACCTTTCGGTTTTAAGTATCCTTTAATAATGGAACTCGCAATAAAAGTGTTGGAACACTTTGTTTTGCAAAATTCCTACGAGTTATTCCTATTGGTGTTCCCACCTCAATTAGACGACCCACATCGCCTAATCATCTAACCACTTTCTCTACAGCGTTGCCCTCGATACTAAAGGTTAAACGGTATCCCGCTTGTGTACTTGACCTCGATTATCCGAAGATAATCAAGACGCAAACCATCTAACACAAATGATTCACTTTATCCCACTTTCATGGTTTATTTTAATGGACTATACACGGCCCAATATCTTTATCATTCCAAGATGAAACATTCGTTTCAATTACACGTCAATTAATCTGACAAAACTTTTCCTGATTGGATAATCTATTTTTTCAAAGAACGATTCAGGACGTTTCCTGATTTGTTTTACAAAGTTAAGAAGAATTTTTTAATTAGTCAAATTTTTCTTTTACTTTTTTTAAGGTTCCCCTTAATTGTTTTACAAATATAAAAACTTAATTTTAATTTGTCAAGTTTTTCACTTCAACTTTTTCAACATAAACATCATTTGTTCCATAAAAATCAGCTCTGATTTGAGCAAATGATAGATTAGATGTCCATAGTTGTTTTCCGTTTGCAATGTAATAATACATATCAATTACTTTCGGTTCATTTTCTTGGGTTAGTTCTTCACTCATATTATTTAATTAATTACAAGTGAAATGATAAGTTAAATATAAATATTAGTCAAATATTTAAAGTATTTTTTTCATAATATCTTTTATTCTATCTACGTCTTCGGATAAACCAATCATATCAGCACTACTACTAACATAATCTTCCAACCCTTTTACATCTCCTTTACCAAGAGCAACAATTGCATCCAAAGAAGAAAAAAATGGATCAAATTTCTTTTTTTTATCTTTACTATCAGTAGACGTATCTTCTTTATCTGTAGATGTTTCTTTTTTGTCTGAAGAAGTATCTATGGTCATTTTTCCCTTACAAAAACTATCACAATTACTATCCCTGTTTGATCCTGGCCCACAAAATGTAAAATGCCAAGGTTCTGATTTAACTTCTCCCCAACACCAACCGTATTTTGTTCCATTTTCTCTAATCCAATTTTGAACATCTGACGGTGATATGTCGATTGCTCTACCCCATCCATGATTAGATGTTCCTGGATATGCTGCAGGTGTCGATGAAGTTCCTTTTTTGACTCTTTTTCCTGTTGATTCATATTTACCCCAATCAAAAATATTACATTGGATATTAAGAGGTCTGTATGCACCACCCATTTGTATCTTACTTTTTAAATTGCTTGGCATGTCATCAGTCATTTTAATGAATGCATCGGCAGCTTCTTTAGCCAACACATTATTACCAACACCTATTGATTTTAAATTTGAACTACCTAAACAACCACTGACATCACTACCATATCCAGAACAAGGGTTTGATGAACTACAAGCAGATTTTGAAACTTTCATATTAATAAATACTTCTGTTTTATAAAAACCATTCGGGGATCTCTCTATTTTTCCATTTAGCAAAATCCTTTTTTGCTCCACGATAATAATTTCTATAAGATTCTATAACATCATTGACTTTATATTCATCAGGCATTGCCTTAGGAGGTGTGGTAAAGTCTTTATCACAGATGTTTGGTAAATTTGTAATACACCATTCTATAACTTCTTGGGATTTGTGTCTTTTACCATATCGATATGTGTATTCTTTACACAACTCTAAACCAAGATCACATAAATAAAGATAGTTTGATAAAGATTCTCGAGACCAAATGGCACAAGGGTGATTCTTATGTGATAATTTATATGGGATATTTGTGGTGTCATTTGATATAGTATGATGAACACCACATAAAAGTTGTGCGGTTTCCAATATCATTTTAACAACATGCTTATCACAATGATATTTTGCACATTTGTTGGTATCAAAATCTAAAAAGAAAATATTCATACCGTAAAGATATGAAATATTATTTACTTATTCAAATAACTCATTAAAACACCACCAATAGAGGATGCATGAACTTGTAAGTGTGTTGTCTCTTCAATATCTAACTCTTTTGGTTCTTTAACGTAATCGACAGATAAAACACCAATGAATTTTTCTTCGATTGTTTTAATTGCAAATAAGTATGAAGACTTACATCCTGTTTCTTCGGCAATATATTTCAACCCAAAAGTTGGTATTTTTTCATCTGTGAAATCCGATATTTCAATTGAATCGTTATTTAAAAGTTCATTAATAGATTTCGAAAATAAATTAACAGGGATATTTTTAAAATTAGATTGAACTGATGTTCCGTATTGACCTACGGTTTCATACATGATTGAAAACTTTGCCATTGATTTTCCTGTAGGGTAGAAATTACCTCCATTATGAAATTGAGAAACCCAAACTCTATCGGCATCAAATTCTTCTTTAATGTGTTCGATTTTTGAAGTTATCAATTCACTAACCCTCAATGTATCCATCACCATATCAGGTTTATTTTTCTTTCTTTGATCTAAATAATATTTAATTATCATGATACTGATGGGGCCTAAAACACCACTAATAAAGGCCACCAAAACTGTTGAGAAATTATCCATATTCAATAAATATTCTAAAATGAAAAAAGCCCACCAAAGATGGGCTAAAAAAATTATGCTTTATTTTTTACAATTATTGACCAAATCGCCCCTGACAATGCAGTAGCACCTCCGATGATTTCGGTAAGAATTGTTTCGTCAATTAAACCCTTTGTAATTAAAATACCACCTACAAAGGTTAAGGTATGTCTAACAATACCCATTAATTGTTCTTTAGATAATTTCATAATAAAATATTTTATGTTTATTTTACTATAAATATCTTTAAATTACTGAAACTTCGATTTCTCCTTGTCGGTCATGAATGAATATACAATCACAGAAAGTATAATAGTTGGAAATAAAAAACCGATTATGATGGTTGTGATCATGATTTATTGGTGTTTGTTATATGACGAAAAATTATTAAAAAAAATGTTATAAATTATTATTTAATACTCAAATAAGAGCAAAAACTATTTCTTATCTTTTTTTAACAAACTCATGATTCGAATCTCCCAACGCTCAATTGCGGGATAAACAATCAAAAACCCTAAAATACCCAAACCGATTGTTACAAGAGAAATCTCTTTTTGTGCGTATAGGGATAAAAGATAACCACCCAACATAACTATAACTGTGGCAATTGTGCCGATAAATAGACCTAATATTTTATTCATATTTACTTTTTAGACATTAATAATTCTTTTGCTTTGGAAATCGCTAGATCTTTGGTTTTAAACCCGTTTTCTTTTAGACTTTTTGCGTGATAAATAGTGTAATCGGTGATAGCCACTTCTGATTTTCCACTTCTTTCTTTATTTGTTCTCATAGTATCTTTTGCATAGATATCATAAAAACCCACTTTACAAATGTAACGTCCCTTAGTTTTTCCTTTACTCATTTTTTCTCTTTTTTTTTAGTTAAACAATTTTGGCGGTCCATGCGAGAATCGAACTCGCGGCTCATCCGTGACAGGGATGAATGTTAGCCACTACACCAATGGACCTATTTTTATATCAAAGCGTCCCATTCAGACACCACAAATTCAAGTTTTAAAAATCCTTCAACAGGAATGTAGGTTACTTGAAAACCTCCTGTTCCCATACTCATTTCTGTTTGAATCGCTTCAGTTAAAAGTTGTCTTGCCGTTTCTCTAATCTCACCTTGACAAGGAATCTTTTCTTCAGCACTTGACCATTCCCAACGAAGAGCCTTCATGGTTTTATGGACTTTTTCAAAATCAAACCAATCCATTATATTATCTACCGCCTTTCTTTGTTCCTCTGTCATAATATAAATATAAGAATAATTTTTTATAAAGACTGCACTTGTTCCATAACTCCTGTAACCTCATCAGGATTTAAATAACCAATCACATCACTTGTAACAGGAGTTTCATATGTTAGATTACCTTCTTTGTCTAAAACTGCGACTTCAAACAAACCATCTTTACCGCCATATGAATATGTATGGGAGATAACACTAACACCATATCCATTTTTAAACATCATTCGAGAACGAACACCTGACATATATGGTTCATCTGATATTTTATCAAATTCTAAATCTTCAAACTTTTTCATGACTTTTAATTTTTTTGTGGTCAGGACAGGACTCGAACCTGTAATGAAAGTTCTAATGTGGACACCATCCAAGTAGTTATTACCTACCAACTTACAACATCTTTGCGTCTACCATTCCGCCACCTGACTATTTAATTTATCTTTTAAAGAACTTATACAAAGATATGTATTCAATTCCAATATATCAAATGTTTTACGAAAAAAATTTACAATTTAAGGTTAGTTTGTATGACTTTTTTGTGGGTTCGTGATATTTATATATAAAGGAGATATTATGTTTGAATGTAAAATTTGTGGTCGCAAGTTAGATAATGTAGGTAATCTTAAACAACACATTAAAAAATGCGAAAAGTTGTCTGTAATAAAAGATGAACTTATTAAATTATATGTTGATGAATCTTATAGCGTGAAAGATTTAAGAAAAAAATTTAAAATACAATCTGACGATATAAAAGACATATTGGGAAATAAAGTTAGGTCTTCTTCTGAAGCCATTAAATTAGCACATAAAAAATATCCAGAAAACTTCAAACACACCGAAGAAAGTAAAAAAATAATGCGAGAAAAAAGGTTGGAGTTTATGAAAAATAATCCAGAAAAAACCGCTTGGAGATTATCCAATGTTTCTTATCCTGAAAAATTGTGTATTGAATATATTGAAAAAAATAGTTTAGATAAAAAATATTCAATAGTTAGAGAATATTCTGTTTTTCCATATTTTATTGATTTTGCTTTCGTAAATGAAATGGTTGCAATTGAGATTGATGGGTCGCAACACTTATTACCCGAAAGAAAAGAAAGGGATGATAAAAAAGATAAACTATTAAATGACTTAGGTTGGTTAGTTATCAGAGTCTCGGAAAAAGAAATAAAAACCAACATTGATGAGGTATTTAAACAAATATTATCAATATTGAAGGACAAACCAAAGATTAATAATCACCGAATTGGTTTAGTCGTTAAACCAAAAAAACGTCATAAAAAAGAAAGAAATGAATTTGGTTTTACAGAAAAACAAATTCAATCAATTAAGAGTCAAAGGAGGGTTGAAAGGCCTCCCATCGATGAACTAAAAAAATTAATTGAAAAAAATGGTTATAGGGGTACTGGTAAAATATTTGGGATTTCAGATAATGCCATACGTAAATGGTTAAAATCTTACGATAAAGGTTTGTAGCCCATCCCGGTAACGCTCCGAGATTTGTTGGATGAAAACCAACTGTCCTTACTTTTAGACGAATGGGCCAAAAATGAGGGTAGACACGGGCCTAGTTAACCATCTTTCAGGAAAAGCCCTTTTTCATATTCTACCCCTTTGTAGTCAGGACAGGATTCGAACCTGTATGCCATTTGTGGTTTTCTCTTCCATTTACTGTTGCAACAGTACCACAAGCGTTTTGCCACTCCTGCATGATATCCGCTTACGTCTATCATACAATATCAACCTTGCGAGTTAATGTGCGCGTCTACCAATTCCGCCACCTGACTATGTCCTCGTCTTTCCGAGATGTCAATACGGATATTTTGTGTACAATTCAGGACTCTCGTATTGCTTCCTTAGTTGTAGTTAATACTGGACTCGAACCAATGACCTATTCCGTATCAGGGAATCGCTCTAACCAACTGAGCTAATTAACTATGTTTGTATTTAAAAGAATTTTGGTCAACCACTCGCGTCCCACCAATTTATTGTATCAAACTTTCTGTAGTTCAAACGATTAAATCTCCTACTACTCATTTTTAACTCACTTGCCTAAGCCTTGTCCGTTGTAAATTCTTTTGTGGTATGGGAATGGAATCGAACCATCGGCACAGGAATTTTCCGTTTCCTTGCTCTACCTACTGAGCTACCACACCATTTTTTTGTAATTAGTAGTTGACACACACTCTCGTTTCACCATCTTGAGTCAACAGGTTAATGCACTTTACGAGTTTCCCTTTTCTTACAATCACAATATTTTTAAATCAAAGAACTTTTTTCTCCTTTTGTGTGGGGGTGAGTCCACCATCATATTTTCTCACCCCCGTTGTTTGTTTTACAAATGTATGAAATTTATTTTAATCTACCAAACACTTTATAAAATATTTTCTACCTTCTTTTTTTAATGTTCCAACAAAATCATTTTTGTGATCAATACCTCCCCAAAAACCAGATCCGTCTGACCATACACCTTTTTTATTATTTTTATAAACCATATCACCATCAAATGTAATATAATCAGGTTGATCATTTTCAGTCAAAGCATAAGATCTTGTCATTTCACGTTTTTCTTGTGGTGTGTAATTTCCTGACCAATCTTGTTTACACAAAAAAGTAGCTTCACCTACCTTAACTTCTTTTCCGTCAAGAATTGCTTTCTTATCTAATTTTTTTTTATAAGTGTAAATGTAAGTTCCCATATGTTTTATTGTTTCTACAAAGATATGTAGTTTATTTTAAACTGCCAAATCTTTTTGAAAAATATTTTATTTTTTTTTGATCGTCAACGACAGTGATGATCTGCCGCTCTTGTTGCAATTTGATTGTCGGGTTTAATGTTTGTCTTGTAACCAAGAGACATTGCCCACCCAACAACCGGTTGAACAAGTTTAGAACTGAAGTGGTTTTCGTCTGAATTATAATCAAGATCGATTTCAACCTTAACCTTAACTTTTTGTGTTAACCATTCAGCAACTTCAATTGAATACTCGGCTTCATTCCATAACCTCGTCCACTTATTTTTTATCTTTTTCACTTTGTGTTTATGATAAATGTAATGAACTCCCCTGTTTCCGTATCTAAATGCTATTGCCGTAACATATACAGTTGATCCTCTATGATTTTGTGAATCAGTTCCAATATGTATTTCGGTATGGGGACATTCTTGAAGGATGTCTATTGTATGTTTTACAATATCAAAAATCGCATCACCATCAACTTTTCTAAATACCCGATTCATATTATGTTTTGGGTAAGAATTGTCAAAATTTTATTATCACACCTGTTGTATGAAATATTTGACTATCACTTAATCCTGTTATAAATAGTCGTTGAAAAACTTTAACATTTGGTGATATGTAAAATCTTGCTCGTATATCATAGGATCCTGCAAAAATTATGTCGTCAATTGTTAGATCTGAAAATGTATCCATTGTAGGAATTCTTCTAAGTTTTGAACTCACCGATAGTTGAAACTTATTATATTCCAATCTACAAACATAATCGCTCTTTGGTTTTAAAGTAAACTTACTAAAATTGTTTTTTGCAATTCCTTCATAATCTATGGTAGAATAAGTCCTCATTAAAGGTTGAGAATATACGATTATTAGTAGAAACGTATAAACAAAAGTGGATAATATTTTCATTGTGATATATTAATAAACAAAATTAACAAAAAAGTAAAAGATCCCATCGTTATAAATGACACAAGTTGCTGCAATTGTATTTGACAAATAACCTTTCTCAAGAAAGTAAGTATTATGTAATAATCCTCTTTGTGCACATCGGTGAGTGTAAGAAGATTCCCAACACATGATCATGTGGTCTGCTAATTCTTCATAAGTATCAAACTTATAAGTGGTATATCCACCATTTTCAGTTAAGGTTAGACGAAACCCTTTATTCTTAGTTGGGTATACTTCATCTAAAAACATGAATTGATTTTTTTTATCATCCCACCAAAGACTTCTATCGACATGAAATAATTTTTTCTGTTTTACATTTTCAAGTGTGTTTGGTAATACAACCGTATCATACAAAGTCTCTGACCAAGTAAGTTTCATCAACCGATGATTATTAACCAACATAGGCCAAGCAACTTCAAGGTCTTTACCATATCCTGTTTTAGTTATGGTGTCTCTGAAAGCATTTAACTTATCAAATAAAACTTTTGATGCGTGTTTAGAATCAAAGTTGTTGTAGTCAATCTTTTGTGAAAAAGAAATGTGACTAATAAAAAAAAGGATTATTAGGGTATTTTTCATATTACAAATATATACAAATTCCCTAAATAAAAAAAAATAAATTAAACTTTTCTTAATCCAAAACCAACTTTACCTAAAAGATATCCATCAGGGTCAATTAATTTACCTCCAGAACTTTTGTATCGAGTGGCAACTAACTTAGTACCAGTAACATATTGGTAACTAACGCCTCCTGACTCTGAACTTGTTTCCGCCCAACCATTCCACACATAAATCTTACCATTTGCTTCTAATGATACTGAAGTGCTTGTTACTGTTGTAATTGGGTTAGTCGAACCATTAAATGATCCTGCAGGCATTATTGGAATATAATCTTTTATTTTTTCCATTTCTTCTTTTGAAACAATAAAAAATCCGTTAGGGTCTTTGTAGTGCCTTAATTTAGTGCCTGCTAGGTCTGTAGAAACAAGATCACCTAAATCAGTCTCATACATTTTATTAGCTAAATCAATTTCATTTTGAGATGCGAATTCACGCTCAATGGATTTACCTGATGTTGCGGCAGTTCCCATATGTATTGGTCTACCTCTCTCATCTTTAACAGTTGGTCTAACACCTGACTTATCAGTTTCTTGTTTACTAAAAGTTTGAGTTGTTTCAGGAGAGACTAATTCTGACTTATCATATGAGAAATCCGGAATGTTAATTACGAATCTTCTATTAACCCCGAATTTTGTTGGGTCATTTGGTCCAGCTGATCTCCATCCCGATTCAACACCACCAAATTGATCTGTTTGACCATTACCAACTGGAGTTAACACACCTTTCATTTCAGGTATGGCGGTTTCAAGATAAGTAACAATTACTTGAGCTCTTGCCTGAGATAATTCTTTATCTGCTTGTTCTGCAGTCTTACCACTACGATAAAGTTTATTTGGGTCACTGTCTCGAGATGCATAACCATCAACATTTATAGGTTTTTGGGAATTTAAAAACTCAATATATTTCTTAAACGATTCGTCACCATATTGGGTTTTAAAATCATTGACGTTTTTTACAAATTCGTCTAACTTAACTTTAGCCTCATCTTTTAATGTTGACTGACCAACAACAAATGGATCTGAAATTACTTTATCACCGAATGTTATTGCAACTGTTTTATATTCTGCCGGTGTTGTTGTTTCCCCTGTAACGGTAATTTCTTTAGATCCCGTAGGAACACTAAATGACTCGACTTCCGTAAACTTACCAAGTATAATTGTGTCATTTGCACCGTAAAAACTAAATAATGATCCGTTTTTAAATTGACCAACTCCATCAGTTCCGCTAAGATTAATTTGACCAACTTTTGTTTTTTCACCAGTCAATACAGGTAAACTTTTTATATCTGATTTTCCACTTGAAGATTGACCTGGTACTTGCGTTACTTGAGAATCTTGAAATAATCCTGAGTGTGAGTTTTTATTATAATCGACGAAAAATGCTGTTCCTGGTTCTTGATCTCTATACCAAGTCATCAACTGAGTATAGTTTGTCACCTCGGCATTACCCCCTTTAAATTCACCATTAGGACCAACCATGGCGAAAGGTTCACCATTTTGATTCATAACTTTCCAACCTTTACCTTGCTCGTTTAAAATTACTTCTTGTTCTGTAAGAGTTTTTCTTGTGTCGTATGAACTTAAAAGTCTAAACCTATTAATTTCTTCTAATAATCTTTGATTCATTTTGGTGTTTTTATATAAATATTTAAAACTTTATTTAAAAACTAAATAGTCGATCACTTAATTTCAAATGCACATCTCATGATTTTTTTGGTCTTAACCGCATCCTCATAGTTTCCAATAACAACACCATCTTTGATTGTAAATGCGTGTCGTCTAACTAAAACAAAGAAAGTTCCTTTTGGGTTTTGTTTGATAAAAGTCCCAACGGTCATTTGTCTCACTTTGGTTTCACCTTTAATTGTGACATTGTAAGATAAAGAATTAATCATTGTAGAACTTTTTCTAACTCCAACAGGATAAACTTTTTTGTAGTTTACAGTCGTTCTATCGTCAGCCATTCTTACAAGCTTACTTACAGTTCCGTAAGTTCCTTTTTTTGGTTTTCTACCAAATTTTTCGGCAACATACTTATGTGCTTTGTCGTATGTAACATCAAATGCCGATGCAAATGCTCTTACAACACAATCGTTATTTTCTGATTTTGCAATCACTGATTCTGAATATCCTTGAATTGCTTTTGATGTGGCTTCGTATGGTAGTTTGTTTTTCATAATACAAAGATACAAAAATTTTTTTAAATAAAACCATGTTGGTGTAATTCATATAAAAATTTCTCATAGTCTTCTGAGTTAATAAACTCATCGTGAATTTGTTGATGTATATCTTCCATAATACTATTATAAATATAATTTAGTTTTAAATCAACTTTTTTAGTTTAGTTGGATATTTATATATATAAATCCACTATACTATGAAAAAAGAAGAAATAGAAAAAATGATTAATGAAGGGATGTCATTGAATCAAATAAGTAGAGAAACAGGTAAATCATTAACTACGGTTAGGTATTGGGTGAAGAAGTTAGATATACAAATTAAAACAAAGAATTTTTCAGAACAAGGAAAAAAAGATTATGGCCAATCAAGGGTTTGTCCTAAATGTAAAGAAAATTGTGATATTGATCAATTTTACGACAGGAGAGGTAAAAAAAATAGTTCAGTCTATTGTAAAAAATGCACCACGATTCAAGTAGTTGAAAGAACTAAAAAATTAAAACAAGAAATGGTAAAATATAAAGGTGGTTGTTGTGAAATATGTGGTTATAATAAATATATTGGGGCTTTAGATTTTCATCATATTAATCCCGATGAAAAAGATTTTACCATTGCAAAAGTTAGACAATATAAATTTGATGAACTAATTAAAAAAGAACTTGATAAATGTATGTTGGTTTGTTCTAATTGCCACCGTGAAATTCACGGTGGATTAGAAGTGGTACACCCGCCAGGATTCAAACCTGGGGCCTAATCATTAGAAGTGATTTGCTCTATTCTGCTGAGCTACGGGTGCAAATAGACATTCAGCAGAGGAGGAGGGATTCGAACCCCCGTCGACCGCTCTGACACTCCTCTAACATTCAAAGAACTATTATAAATATACTAATTGTTGTATAACATGTCAATCAATTCACGATCGATTGGTGCATATTCTGTAGTTGTTGTCCAACCTTGGTAAAAAATACTCTCAGGGTATTTGTATGAATCGTTTACAAGACCAAGAGATTGAGTTAATTCCTCACGTAGTAAGTGTTTTTGAGCGTCAACATCTGTAGCCCGATAAATATCAACATACATAATACCGTAGTTATTTGGGTATAATTCAAAATAACCCCAATTATTATTCAAACGTGATGGAAACACCACTTCATAGGTTTCTTTGAAGTCTTCATACCCACCTAAGAAGATGAAGAAATTGGCGTCACTTTTATTATTTACAATTTTAATATCGATTGGGTCGATTATGTCATTTAACTCAGAAATGATTCTTTTTAATTCAGAAGTTAAATTAGACACTTTAGATCCATCGACATAAATTTTCATATCTTCAGTCCATTTAATTGGTGTTGATCTTTTACCTGTATACTCGGTATTCAATACGATGGTGTTG